TGGGAAAAGAATTTGATTAAGAAGATTGAAAATTATTTAAAAACCCCACATTAGAACGTTTGCCGTTGTCGCGGTAAGGGTAGGGCTATCCAGTCTCCATGAGTAGATTAAGTCGGGTGGGGTGCGTGTAGAGGCGTTTCATAACCGTTATGGATAGCAAATGACAAAGAACCGATCCGATTTGGGTCGGTTTTTTTTGGTTTTTAATTGGAAAGGGTTATATTTGTATTCGTAATGCGGTCAGAGGCTTACGACATTGTTTTAATCCCCTATTGTTTTTGGTTTTCTCTGACTGCCCCAAATTCGATAGGGGATTTTTAATTTTATTTGAAATGGAATATATACAAGAAGTATTTGACGACAACGAAATTTCACTGAAAGCAAAGGGATTGATGCTCGTAGTATTATCAAACTCGCTGGAAGATGATTTTACAGTGTCTTGGTTTTCTACTAAGGTAAAAGAAGGTAAGCATTCAATTCAGTCGGCTATTAATGAGTTGATTGAACATGGTTATTGCCAACGCGGACCGGTGTGGGATTGGCAAGGTAAATATGCTGGATATAAATACAAATTTTCAAAAACAAAAATTCAGTCGTAATGGATAACGGTTGGATTAAACTACATCGAAATTTAATAGATTGGGAGTGGTGGGACGATCACAATGCGTCCCGGCTTCTGATTTATTTGTTATGCAAGGTGAACTACGAGGAAAGGAAATGGAAGGGAATTAAAATACCAAAAGGTGGTTTGGTTTGTTCATATGAAACCCTTGCATTTGGAACTGGATTGAGCGTTAAGCAAATCAGAACGGCAATCAAAAAATTGGAAGATAGCGGAGAAGTGACACGCAAAAGGGCAGACAAAGGGCAACTCGTAACCCTTGTAAAATGGGATAAAATGCAAAGTACAGACGGTCAAGAGGGCAGTCAAACGGTCACTTTGAGGGCAGGCAGAGGGCAGGAAGAGGGCAGGCAGAGGGCAACAACTAAAGAATATAAAGAAGATAAAGAAAGAAAAGAAGATAATAGCATTCACGGTGAAATTCCAAAATTGTCAGATGTGGTTGCTTATGCTATGGAGTTAGGCGTTCCAGTAAAATACGCTAAAGATGCTTTTGAGTATTATGAACAGATGGCTTGGAAGGACAAAAAAAAGAGACCAGTTCTAAATTGGAAATTAAAAATTAGAAACAATTGGTTCAAAGACAAAAATGGTAATTTGAAAAAAGATAAACCCCAATCCGAACCGATTCCACCATACCTAAAAAACCGATTATGATAACTCTAAACAACAAAGAACTCGAAGCGAAGGTATTAAGCACGATACTGTTCAGTCCGCATGAACTCAACGCGATTCTGCACGACTTCCGACCGGAAAGTTTTTACTTCGAACCCCATAAGGCAATCGCGAAGCAAATTTTGTCAAGGAGAATCAAAGGCGAACAGTTTGACGCGATGGTGATCGGAAACGACCTAAACGTCAAGGGCGAGTTTATCAGTCAGGATCAAAGCGACTGGATTCAGTACATCATGATGATGGACCAATATGCTGGAGGTGGTGCGAATCTTCCAACGTGGAATTTGGAGATAAACCACTTAGCCCAAAAACGTCAATTTCGCGAGTTAAGTTTGGGTTTGTCAGATTTGGATTATTCCGAACCGATTGAAACGCTAATTAGCGAAACGGGAGCGAAGATGGCAAAGATAACCAGTCTAAGCCCGAAGCGAACCGAAGTAAGCGTAAGAGATACTTTGCCAAAGGTGATGGATATTATCAACGGAAAGGTAAGCGCAGGACTGCCAACGATAAACACAAAGCAAAACAGTATCTTCCAACAGAAGCCGGGAGATTTAATAATCACCGCAGCCCGTCCCGGAATGGGTAAAACCGCAGAGATGTTGCAAGAAGCGGTTCAAAAAGCCCGAATGGGTTTAAGCGTTCGGATAGTCAGTAGCGAGATGACTTCGGTCGAACTTACAAAGCGCTTAGTCGTTCAGATGGCAAAGGTAAACAACGAACACATCAAGCGCGGTCAAGTCGATGAAAACGAAATGGATCGAATCAATAAGGCAGTAGCTGAATTAGAAGAATTAGATATTTCAATTGACGAATCGACCAACTTCGACCAAATCAGAATGAATTGCCTAAGCGCATACAACGTAAAGAAGTTTGATTGGTTGGCGGTGGATTACTTGCAGAGGTTGTCAGGTGGCGTTGGGGATAGTCCAAACCATCGAATCGGAAGCATCGCGAAAGGATTTAAGAACTTGGCAAAGGAGTTGCAGATACCAGTTTGGCTGCTCTCCCAGTTGAATCGAGGCGTTGAAACAAGGGGTGGAATGAAAATTCCTACCTTAGCAGACCTTCGGGAATCGGGAGAGATTGAGCAGGAGGCAGATGTTATTCGGTTCAGATACCGCGCCCAGTATTACGGATTTGAGACGTGTTCGGACGGATCGACACCGAGTGATGGAATGGCAGAGGCGTTTATCGCTAAGAACCGAGATGGTGACACGGGAACGTTCATGGATAAGTGGATTGGGAATCAGATGCGATTCGAAGAAGATTTGGAAGGTAATTGGGATAAAATGCCACAAATTAACCACGAAATAGGAGAATCACCGTTTTGAAAGAAAAGAAGTGCAAAATATGCGGAAACGATTTTAAGCCGTTCAGAACGACTCAAAAAGTTTGTTCGGGGTCTTGTGCCATTGAATACGCAAAAGTGCAAGAGAAGGCAAAAAAAGCCAAGAAAATACGCAAATGGCAACGGGAGAAGAGAATCGAATTGATGACGCACAAGGATTGGCTCAAAAAATTACAAGTTGTTTTTAATTCGTATATTCGAAAAAGGGACGAGAACAAACCGTGTATAAGTTGTGGCAAACCGCTAAAGGGAAAGTTCGATGCTGGTCACTTCTATTCAGTTGGAAGCACACCGAATTTGAGATTTCACGAAGATAATGTTCACGGTCAATGTGTAGAATGCAACAGACACCTTCACGGGAATTTAATCGAATACGCTGAACGTTTGCCCGATCGGATCGGTCGGGAACGTTTCGAGCGTTTGAAGGAGTTAAAAAACGAACCGAATAAATTAAGCATACCAGAGATTCGGGAGTTGATTGAGGAATATAAAGCCAAGTTAAAATGAAAATCACATACATCAGCCACGTAGAGAACGGTAAGCTAACCCGAAACCGTCAGCCCATATCCAAAGCGATTCAGTCTTTTGAGGGTAAGGATGTAGAAATTACGATATCCAAAGTAAAACGCAAACGATCGAACAATCAAAACGCATACTGGTGGGGCGTGGTTGTTCCGATTTATCACAAGCTATTTACTGACGCTGGGCACGTTTGCGACCATAACGGAGCGCACTACTTACTATGCGACCTTATTCGTGAGAACCATCCCGACACGGTTTTATTCGATGAGGTTTTAATAAATGACACCTACGTGAAGCGAACAAAGGGAACGAGCGAACTGACAAAGTCCGAATTTATGAGTTTGATTGCCGAAGCGCAACAACTCGCATCGGAGTGGTTCGGGGCGTATATTCCCGATCCGAATGAGCAATTAACTATCAAATAAATTATTATGAGCACAAAATCATCAATTATTCTGACGAACGACAACGAACATTGGTACAAGGATTGTGCAGAGCCGTTGTCAATTAATCCTTATAAAACCGCTATAACCTTAGAGTTTAGCAAAAAAAACATTCGAATAGACTTGAATGATGAAGAAGATTTAGTAATAACTGTAACTAATCCTGACTGCGAGATACATAAACTGCTTTCAGATTTGGATAAGAAACTAACTATTGAAACCAAGTGCGAATGCGATTTCCCTGTTATCCGAATGGACGAAAACGGAACGGAGTATTGTGCAATTTGCCAAAAGGATTTGTAATAAAGTAAGGGCATGACCGACCATATCAAACCAGCCCACTACCAGTCCAACACGATGGAAGTATGGGAAATGATGCTCAAAATATGGGGCAAGGAGAAGTTTATCGCGTTCTGCGAAATGAACGCGTTTAAGTACCGAATGAGGGCCGGACTAAAACCGGACCAACCTATCGAGCGCGATTTAGATAAAGCGAAATGGTACGAATCAAAAGCAAAAGAATTGATAAAATGACAGACTTA